TCTAGTTGTTTTCTTTGCCATATTCTTCCTCTATAGCTTTTTCGATTATGTATTCTAGTTGCTTACGCATACTACGTTTGTTGTGCTGTGCTAGTTTCTGTAGCTTTAACTTTGTTTCTGCTGAGACTTCTGTTTTTACTACAGCTCTAGGTCCAAATGGTATTGCCATTATGTTTTCCTTTTTAATCTAAATGATGGTGTCCACATTAAATCTACATCAAACAAATCGCCGTCACTGTTCTTGAACACAGATACTCTTTTATCTGTTGAGTCTTGTTTACCATTGATACCTATTACTTTACGACTTGCGTTTTCTATAGCACCTGAGCCTTTACCTGCATAGATATCTAGTATCTGATTACGGCTATACTCACGAGCAACCTGACTTATCTGTATTATAATAATGTCTAGGTTAACTGCTAGGTTTGATAGAAAATGTGATATGTATCTGACTTGTTCGTATTCTCCTGTTACACCACGAGGTACTTCTACTAAGTCTATATAGTCTACAACAACTAGATTAGGTTGTAGGTCACGTATAGTCTTTTGTATCATATCAGGCGTAGGTGCAACTGTTTGTAGATTTAAATGTTCTAAATACTTATTATAAGTATCGCCAACATATTTGTAATTAGCTGTAACATCGTCTTTACTCATTCCAGCTACTATTTGTTGATTACGTCTGTGCATATACCAACCACTTAATTCTAAAGATAAGAACAATGTCGGTATTTGCCATTCTCTTCGTATCTCATCATTAGCAAAGTCATAGCCTAATGCTATGTTCTGTGCTAGTGCTGTTTTATTAGCACCTGTTGGACCAAAGATAGTTACTAATTCACCCGGATATATATTACAATCTTTATTATGCAAACCAAACATTTCAGCTAATGGTACCATTTTACCTGTAAAGTCTGATTCTAGTCTAGTTTCTAATTCTGCTTGTAAATCTCCTGATGTTTTTATATCAACAAGATAGTCTTTGTTTTTGTAGTATACGCATTTTGGGTTACACAAACTTGCTAACAACTCGTCATTACAACCGTATTTGTACCCGTAGTTATATGTAGATTCGACCTTATCTATAACTATTTGTGGGTTTAACTGGTTGTTATTCCAGTGTAGCAAACTTGCTTTTGTAGCATCACTTGGTATACCATTACGTCTAAAGTGCGAAGCCATACGTAGCAATGCGTGATTACGATTGCCTTGTTGCGGTCCTTTGTTATACAATGATTGTACACAATTAACTACATTACTCGGTTCGTTTACCTTTTGCATAGACCTAACTACTGGAACCTCGTTAACTATTTTATCACTCAACGATTGCTCACCCCAAAGTTCTTCAACTCCGTGGTCAAGCCTTCTGCTTTGTGCTAGTTTTACAATGTTCGTATAATTAGTATAAAGTTCTTCTAAGCTTAAAGGTATTTTATACAAACCTGACTTTATGTTTAGACTGTGTGCTACTCTTATGAGTGCTGTCCTAGTGTAGACTGCTGGGTCTATCTTTATATCATTCATAAGGTTTACCATAGTTGCTTTAACAATGTATGGCAAGTTTTCACTTGGTTTAAAACCTATACATTCTGCTGATATATCTATATGATAGCCAGTGCCACTAAAGTATATTGCATAATTACCAGTTTTTAAATTGTATTCTTTATGCAAATAATCTAGTATATACTGTGCTTGTTGTAACGTGTACTCGTCTGTGTTAGAGCCTTTGTCTATATCTATAGGTACATTATCTATATATCTAGCACCTAGATAGTTCTTAACAGAACCGTTTGCTCTTACAAACTTGACAGCGTCTTCATCATACATATAAACACTACGATAGACAGCTTGTTCTTTACCTTGTTCGTAAACAACATCCCACATATCTTCAATAGGAACGAGAGCCCCTCGTTTAGAGGGACTCCCGATTGCCATTTCAACAAACATTAGAACGGAGCATCGTCCGTAGTCTGTGTCATTTGACCATTATTAGGTGTCACGACATTGTTTGTTGCTACCCCTTCTTGCACCTCCTTAATAAGGTTCTTAGACTTCATAAAATTTATGTAGCCTTCGAGGTCCTTACGACCAGCAGGTGTATTGTGAACCAGTTTTGGAAACACAGTTGTATAAACCTTACTAGGGTCTTTACGTCCTTGCTCTTTGTATAAATACGCAAGAAAATCGTGTTTCGGTTCTAAGGGATTGGTACAGAAATTGGTATCAAGGTGATTGACTAAGTCAATGCTCTCACCATTTTCATCTACCATATTGCCTTGCACATCTGGACCGCCTTCAAAACCAACGGCGTCAAAGAGCCAATAAAGTCTCTTTAGTAATGTACAAGTTTTGATATTACCATTTGGCTCTCTATCAAAGGAACCGGCAAGCCTCATTTCTTGAGGGTATTGACTTCCTTCCAATGCTAGTTGTGCCACAATGTAGACATCTGCCCAGTCAAACTGGTCAGCTCTGTCTTCATATGCAGTAATACCACAGGGTACGTAACCTAAGAACTTAGAATTGTCACCAGTTCCTGATGACATTGCCAAGTCGGCGGGTCTGAATCGTCCACTCATTTATCCTCCTTATACTTTAGGATTTCGTTAGATATAGCACTATACTCTAATGGGAGTATTTTCTGAGCAAGAGGTTTTAGCCGTGAACCGACAACTCTCTCGTCATACGCCTCAAAGGATATATAGTACTTACCATCTTCTTTACTGGCTGTAGTGTAACCAATAACGTCTGCTTTCGCCGCTAATGAGTAACCCAGTCCTCGTGGTAACTCTGGTGCTAGTTGTACTTTACCGTCTTGCATTTGTGACGTTTTACTATGGCTAACTAACACAAGGTTACCACCTTTCTTTTTAATTAGGTCTTGGAACCTTTTGATGACATCTAGATTTTTACGTCTAGCTTTGCCCCAATCGGCACCCCATTGACCCTCACCCATAGCTGTAATACCTAGTTCGTGTATAACGGCGTGTTCTATCCACTCGTTAACTTGACCTATTGTATCTATAACTACGGTGTCGTATGGAAGCTCATCCCATTCGTTTGCCAACCAATTGTATACTTCTATCATAGAGTATACTGGCATAGGCGTACCTTTATCATCGCCAGAACGATAACTAAAGCCACGCTCTTCAGGTGGCACTGCTTCGGTTTGTGCTATTCCATTCTTAGTTACTTGTTTGCCTTCGTGTAACACGGGGCGTATAGGTGCGTTAAGACTCGTAACTGTAACTGTGTTTGCATTGTTAACAAAATCAGAACCTAAGTCAGTGTCGATGATGATTACACCTTCACTACCTTTAGGGCTCCAACTTGCACACGCAGTTGTCTTACCTGTTTTAGGCTGACCTATAATTAGATATGTCAGACCTCCCGGCATTGCTGTCCAGTCGGTTGACACTTTTCTTACTTGTATCAACTGATACCTCCTGTATTTTTGGAGTTATTAATGTCCCAAATTCGACCATATTTGGGTTCAGGCTGGTCCAAATATAGTCATAATATGCAAGACCTGCAACAATATTATATATTTGTGCTAAACCAAGGGACACAATATGGTTAGTAGCAAAGACAGTATGTTTCATACTGCACGGTGCTGGTGGTATAGTATGCGTGGGTACCCAAGTTCTAAGGTAATCATCGTTACCTACAGTGCACGTAACCAATTCGACACTTGTAGCACCCATACGCATATCTATAAAGAAATGTGGATTGTCTTGTTGTGACCACTTATTATATACCATTCGTCTTGACTCCATATCGTCAGTACATACAACCATTTTAGGCGTGACCTTATCATCAGGTGTAAAGTTGTCTTTTGGTACAAACTCCTGCCAGTCTTCGCTGTAACGCTGAAACAAACCCTGTGCAGAGTCTTTCTTTGCGTTACCTGTTTCGTCTAATGGATAACAAGTGGTACTTAAGTTATGGTCTTCTATGACATCGCTGTCATAACCTATAACTTTGTGCCAACCCATCATAGCTAGTCCTTGTATTAAGAACGAGCCTATGCCACCTAGACCTATCACACTGATAGTACTAAGTGACTCTAAAGGTATAAGGTCTTTGTTACGCAAAAACCTAGTTTTTATTTTACTTGCCATTCAATAAAGTCCTTTAACATTGCGTGTGCCGCCTCTTCCGAGCCAAACATAGCAACGTCTTTTATGCGTGTAGCTTCTGCATAAAGCTTATTACGCTTGTTAACGATTTCATTATTTTCCTCTGCTATTTTGTCTTGCATCTTTTGTCTAAATTCTACAAAACCTTTTAGCATAGGCTCTATCTCTATGTGACCAAGTGGACCATCACCCCATCTAATATCTTCGCCATCGTTTATTTTTAAATCAATAGCTTTGTGTATCTTTGATATATCATCCGGGTATTTTATATCGCCACTAGCAAGACCCATTGCGGCAATGGCTTTATTGGTCATTCCTGAAACGTCTTTGATTTTGTTTACTTTTTCTGTAGTAATCTCATCAATACGCTTACAGAAATACTTTTTCTGTGGTACTGTCATCATAACAGTTCTCCTTATTATTTGATTATGAAATGATGGGGCTACCTGCTGTGTAGTAGTTGGTAGTTGTGGATAGGTAGCCCCTTTTGAGAAAAGAACGGGCACGGCGTTGGTGTTAATTCACTGTATGACTTGGTTTAGATTGGCTAAAACCTAAGTCAGAGCAACCGTGCCCTATAAAACGAAGTTACTGGATTATACCCAAGAAGGCAAGTATTAATACCAGTCTATTCCGTTCCCTCGTCCATCCATATAATCATAAGGATTAATGTTTGGACATTCTTTATTTACTCGTTCTATGAGTTGGTGATAAGTTATCATACCATCAATAAACTCCTGAGATATCTCTTCCATTTTCGTGATTTCCTCTTGAGAAATTTTAGTTTCCTTGTCCCAAGAGGATAACGTCTTTTTTTCATCGTCATCCTTTTTCTCTGGAATATCTCTGTCATAATAACTCCCGTAACCACCATACCCGTAGCCACCGTGAACATAGCCTCTGGAGTTATTTACAAAAGATAGCTGATTGTTATTGTTTACATAACTAATCTTATTCTCTTTCTTCTTTTCTTTCTTGATAGCTGTAGCTTCTGCAACCCAGTCTTTGGGTATAGTAATCTTAGGCATCGTAACCTTTACTTTACCTTCTATTAGATTAGAATAACCAAACCTATCTTTGTATGTAAAACAACAATCGTATGGGTCCTTTTCGGAAGCAACAACAGTACTGAAAAAGAAACCATCGCTGGTTGCTTGTTCTCTGGCTGTGTCTTTATCTGTTCCACTAAGGAATGCACCCATAGTATGATGTGAGTGTATCAGACCTAGATAACAATCTTTGAGGTCCGGCATCTTTTTATACATTTTAGGCAGTAGCTTACCTAGCTTCTCGCCATCTATTTCTGTTTCTGTGCCGTGACCTAGATGTATTGGTTTAAAATACACTAGTTCTACTTCTGTTGGAAAACCAGTTTTCTCAGCTTTTAACACTTTGTACCACGCTGGACCTGACCATTCGTCACTTTTAAAAACTTTCAATAGATAACTGATTTTGTTGTGAATCATTTCTGAAACCGTTATCTGAAACAACGGGTTTGTACTTTTCTTTGCCATTCTTTATTCCTTTGGTTATGAATGTTGTTAGATTAGATTCGTAATTACATAGAGCTTTGTATGCAATTCGACTTGACCACTCTTCTTTTTGGTCTGGTGACAAGCTTGTATTATCTAAAGCATACAATGCGTCAATAATACTTTCTGCATACTTGTCTCCACCTACGTCAAATCTTACACAGTTCTGTTCGTAGCCAAACTCTGTAAGAATATTGTTTACTGCATACCACATATCTAAACCTTCTTCTTTTGCTCTGTCGTTACTATTGTAATAGATAACGCCGTCTTTAACGTGTTCTGGTTTAATATATTGGAAGTCAGTATACTTAATATTCTTATGAGCGTTGTAATTAAAATGAAGTATCTGTTGAATACTCATTGCATAACTACTATCGTTTCGCATAGTGCGTACTTGTCGCTCTATTTGATTACTCACATAATCTATGAAAGTGTACGTAGACCTAAGCCAAGCGTTTTCAGGTCTAGACCAAGGTCTTGGTATATAAATACCAGCTTTATCTACCATTGTTTCTTGAACAAGACCTTCTAGTAAAG